TTACTTTTTCTTCCGTTTTTTCAACTTCTTAAAGTCTGCGCCTGTAATTTTGTCCCTTGGTTTAGCTACCCTAGCAAGTTTCTTTTGCTTTGAAGAATATTTTTTAAAAGGCATTAGCTTTTATAACCTCCTCCAGCTTTTTTATAAGCACGAGCCAGCATTTGCGCTTTGCGTCCACTCCATTGCCCAGGTTTACCTCCTTTTCCACCTGCTTTTATCTGCTCAAACAAACGTTTTCGCATAGTGGGCTTGGTGTAATTACCTGCTTCGTTAACTCGTGACTTAGATTTTGGCTTGGCTTTAGCTTTTGGCTTACCAGTTCTACGATTTACCATTACTTACCCACCTTTTTCTGAGCTTTCTTATGAGCAGCAGTAAAACTAGCCCCTGCTTTCATTTCTTTACGCATCATAGCCATGTGCTTTGCGCTATGATGCACCGAATGCTTCTTCAAAGTAGCCTCTTGCCGTGCCGTTAGCTTCTTTGCAGTAGGTTTTTTCTTAGCTGGCACTAGCTTCTCCTTTTAGGGCGAGGAATCGGACCCCCCATTAACCCCGAAGGGCGATTTTTACGGGGTTTAGGTTTACGTTTAGCTGCAGCAACTTTTGCTGGCCCACTGTCCTTTTTTCCAATAAGGCTTTTTCGTTTACGACCAGCCACAGTTCTCTTAGTTTTAGCAGCACCAGCCCCACTCACAGAACCACCGCTTGAAGCTTTTTGCCTTTTCAGTTTCTCTTTTCTATTTGCTTCTCGCATCCCTTTTGGAACCATTACCCCAACAGGTTTAGGTTTTTTATGCTTCACTTTAATACCCCATTCGCTTTGTAGGCTTCTTCTTAGCTGGCTTTTTCTTCTTCTTCATGCCATTCATGCCGTTCATTTTCTTCTTGCCACCGCCTTTTTTCATACCGTACATAGCTTTTTACTCCTAAGTTATTGAAATTACTACCATTTTACTTTGTGTGACCAATATCGCGCAGATAATTTAGAAGGATTGGCATCTTGTGCGTTGTGTCGCGCATAATATGACCTCTTTCTAGCCTTATCTTTCGCTGATTTTGGATTTTTCCCAGCACCACGGACCCCTTGCTGACCAAATCGGATTGTTTTTACTTTGTCGCCTTGTTTTGCGACAACAACGTGGGATTTAGTGGGGTGATTTGGTGTGCGTTTTGGTTTGTTATAACCAGATACACCAGCCCGTGCTAGTCTAGGGTCTTTCTTTTTAGGCATTACAAGACATCTCCTCTAAGCCTTTTCAAAGTTGCTTCGGGCAAAGCGTCAAACTCTTCAGCTGTCATGTTGTGTATGTCTAACGCTTTCTCGCCCTTGGCTGCAGAACTTTCTCCTGGTAATTCAGGCGGTTGAGAGTCAGCTGCTTTTAGTTTTTTACTGACCTGAGAACGTTTTTTCTGCTCTTTAGCCTGACCCAAAACAGGAACTTCTGCACCTGTAGAAGAATCTAGCATATTATTTTTCTGAAGAACATAAGTTGTCGCTTCTTCCAGTGCTTCTACAGGATTCTGCCCTGCAGAAATAAACCCTGTCATGTATTTATTCACTTCATCGGTCAGTTCTTTATTAAACTGATCAGAATTAGCATCAAATATAGGGAAAGCTTCTTCAATTGCAGACGCAGCATCTTGTACCGCATTAGCTGTAGAAGTACGAGATACTTTAGATTCAATGTCCTTTGTTAACTCTGCCTCCATTTTACTTGATTCAGCTTGCCGTATTTCTTTACGGATCGCCTTCGCTTTGTCTTTGTCGCCATCGAGTACAGCATCCATATACTCTTCTTCTTTTGCGTCAAAGTCATAAGCATCAGGAGCTTCTTCAGCTGCTTTTTCTGCTTGTTCTGTCTGTGCAATTCGTTTTTTCAAAGCCTTATTCTGTGCAAGCACTTCATCAAGCCGTGATTTAGGGATCATCGGAGACTTCGTTTCTTTTTTCTCAGGCTCCTCTTTTTTCTTTTCTATTTCTTCAGCTACGGTTTCTTCTGTTTCATGTGAAACTTCTTCTGATTCTGCTTCAGCTTCTGTTTCTTCCTCTACTTCAGCTTCTTCCTCTACTTCAGCTTCAGCTTCTGTTTCTTCCTCTACTTCAGCTTCTGTTTCCGTTTCCTCTTCACCAAAAGAAAAGTTCATATCAAGATCATCACCTTCTTGCGCTTCTATTGCATCAGCCCCAGGCATAGTCTCATACTTAATTGTTTCTTCAGTTGTATCTTTAGCTTGTTCACTCATTGAATAGTCCTTTAGTTAGGTAAATTTTCTGGGGTACGCATATTAGGTATGTCAGTCTGCGCTGGTTTCTTTGCGGCAGTCTGCATTGCTGTAGCAGCAATACGTGCAGCTGCGTTAGTAGTTTGCTGATTAGTTCTAACTTGATTTGTTGCTGCTGATAATTGTTTACGAAGATCCAATTCTTCTTGTTTCATCTGCATCTTAGCTTGAAGCTCTGCAATCTTCATTTGCGGATCAATTTCAGCAGTTTCTTGAACCTTCGCAATATTAACTGCAGAATCTGTTTGTAGCTTCCTAACTTCAGCTTCAAGTTTAGCAAGCTCAAGCTGCACACGCTCCATCTCCATCTGCTGTTGCATCTGCATAACTTCTGCTTGTTCTGGTGTAGGCGGCTCTTGGCCTGTCATTGAACGAATACGTTGAGCCAACTCGTCTTTCTTAGCCAAATGTGAATACTGGATAATCGCATCATCAGGTATCGCCACACCCACTTGCCGTAGGTTAAGTGCTTCAGCAAACTGAACCTCATCAAACGAATCACGAGCAGGGGCAGTTGCTACGATCACATCATACTCACCTAGCGTCAGGTCATTTATAATCTGCCCTTCAGGAGTTTCAACGTTAATTGCTATTTCTTCTCTTGGCTCCATTGGCATATCTTCATTTGTCACCATGATAACTCTTTCTTCTGTATAGAAGGTTTGCAACAAATTAAGCACACGCTCTGCCAGATACTGACGAGTCTTTCGCAAGTTATCCAGCGGAACCTGAATCATTATGACCCCACGGTTCTGCTTTGCTTGGATAGCTACACCACTGACTTCAGCGGAGTCTGACCCTAACATAGAGTCATTGATGCCAGAAATCGACTGTATATTCGCAGCAGCCTTTTGACTAATCCGATCTAACCCTGTGGGTATTTGGTTTGGTTGAATTTTTACAGGAGGATTAGACCCACGGTTGTACTCCAACACTAACCCTGTTTCTGCACCATGTTCCTCAAGATCATCCGCTTGCAAGCCGACTAATGAGCCACTTTCTACCATCCAACCACTGTTTGCAGTAGTGTTAACAATATGCAGTTCTTGGCTGGCAATCTTATTAAGTTGTTCTTGTGGTGACAGTAAGTTACGCACCATGCCAAACGGACGGCCCCTACGAAAATACGCAAAGAAAGGCACAATCGTAAAGTCGTTGTAGGGAGAGAAGTCATCATGCAGCACTACTCTGTCAGCGGTCACTGTCCAACGCACCCTACGTTTAACTTTAGAAATAACGTTTAGCCCATATTCTTTAGCAAATTTTTTTGTCTTTCTATCGCCCCATGCTTCAGGTACATCTCTTTGATCCCCCGTCATAGGATCAACAAAACAATCAACACGCTGTAGCTTTTTGTATTGCCGTTCTATGACTCTAACGGAGCGCACATTTCTGTAGTCATCTTCACTTGGCACGCCTGACCCAAAGTAGTCATCAGTCGGGTCAAGATCACCGAATCGAGTTTCTTCATACTCAATACTGTCACGCCCGTAGCTGTTGCCGTTCTCAGCAACAAAGCGGATCTTCTCTGCCTTCTCTTTACCGTATAGCTCTTGTATCTCGTCAAGCGTCATCCAACGAGTTTCAAAAAACTCATTCCAAGTTTTAGGGTCAGAGTCTTTGGCATCAGGATCAATCAATATATCAAGCGGATCTTTTGCAGTGATGCGTATCTCACCTTCAACGTGATCGCTGAAATCCATACGCACATCAAAATACCCACGCCCGTCCATAATCAAGCCGTCACTGAATACCTGCTGCTCCACCCAATCAAGCTTATTATTATCAGAAATCTGCATAAACAACTTGTTGAGTGTCATTGCAATGTCATTATCACCGCCCCTTCTGGGCTTGAACTTAATGTCAGCCCTACGAGTCGCTTGCTCACCCAAGACGGTGTTGATAGTGGGAAGGATAGTATTAATCGTTAATGCAGGTCGGCCTTCTGCTTCAAGGTTCGCTAGGTCCTGTTCGTCCCATTGATCGCCTCTATAGAAAGCATCGCATCGTTTTGCCATCTCAATGTAATCGAGATGCCCATTGTCTCTTGCTCTGGTGTATCGACTCCATTGCGTTGTTGCAATCTCTTGCTCTTCTGCTGGAGAAACATTTCTACCTTTAATCTGCGCCATTGTTATGCACTCATTGATGACTTGGTTCGTTCAGGCTTCAACATACTGTTCAGCCTGTCGCGCCAACTGGGTGTATGAATTACAGGGGCTTGATAGCTAGAAAATTCGGTCATCATTAGACCCAGCCACGCCAATGCGTCTACTTGGTCATCATGTATGCCGCTAGGAAAACGCAATAGCTCTGCAACTAGCGGTCCTGTGAAGATCGCATCTTTGGGGAAATACACCATTCCTTGTTGCATCCGTCCCTGTATTGCTCTTGCCCTAGCTTCTTTGTCTCTTCTACCTGTCTTCAAGTCCTTGATGTATATCTCGTATAATCCTCTCTCCCGTATCCGTTTCTCCAAAAACGGACCTAATGCCATTTCAATGTGTCCTTTCTCAATGCCCACCATCGAAGGTTTCCATTCTTCATAGAGGTCAAGTATGCGCTCTACGATCTCGAAACCGTCAAATCTACCACGCACCGCATCAATAACAAAGAGTTCGTCCATGTCATTGACTCCTATGACCATGCCTACGGTATAGTCGTTGCGGTCACGCTTTCCTATCGCCAGATCCCAAGCGCAGTAGTAACGCATGGCATCTAGGTCAATTTCGTCCATATCATAATACTGAATCATCTCACGAGTGAAGTATTCGCCATCATCTGATACTGGGTTCTGCTGATACAGCGCAGACCAATCACGAGGCCCTACTGCACTGCGAATCTGGCTCAGAGCTTCTAAACTGTATCTTTCTGGGTGGAGTGCTTCTCCATGATCACGATATTCTTCTTTCTCCTCTGCGATGGCAGGGTAGCGTACAACTTCCCAAAGGTCACCGCCCTCATCAGACGCTTTAAGCAATCGCCCAGCCAAGTCATCGTCATGCCAACGAGTAAGTATGACCAGAATGCCCCCACCAGGAGCCAATCGGGTATAGGCTGTGGAAGTGTACCAATCCCAGTTAGCCGATCTATTATTCTCCGACTCACTGTCCTCACGGTTCTTGATAGGATCGTCAATAACGAGAACGTGCGCTCCTTTACCTGTGATACCACCGCCAACACCTGCCGCCACATAGCCGCCACCGCCTGTAGTCAGCCACGCTTCAGCCGACTGCGAATCTGGGTCAAGGCGTGTTTGAAACGCTGTTTTGTAAGTTGGCTCACGCAATAGTTGACGAACTTTACGACTGAATCCCATAGCCAACGAGCCTGAGTACGAACAAGAGATAAATTCGTGTTCAGGATTCCTGCCCAAGTGCCAAGCTGGGAAGGAGACAGATGCAAGCGTACTTTTGCCGTGACGAGGCGGCATAAAGAGCATAAGCCTTGGAGACTTTTTTGCCACCACATCACGACTGAATTGTTCCAAGCGTCTGCAAATATCTTTATGAACCCACCCTGCTTGGTAATCTGCGTTAAACCGTTCAACAAACGGGAGTAGCCTCTTGCGAGTAAGGATTCGGAGGGCGAGTTCTTTTCTTGCTTTGTCTTCAACGCTTAACTCCTCTTGTATTTCTGATGTTTCAATAGGTGCTGGTGCAGGAAGTGACTCTGTTCGATCAGCTTTACAGTAGACGCAAACGCCATCTGTGCCACTAAACAGAGTTTCTACGTGAAAATTGGTGCAAACGTTGCACTGCTTTTTAATCACTTAGGCTCCAGATACGCAGTTTCTCTCCCTGCAATCTCCAGTAATTCCTCATCAGTCAGTCGCTCCAACTGCTTAGCAGTCGTATTGATGCTAATGTTCACCTGCGTAGCATTATCTGGCTCTCCTAGCCCGTGCAACTTGACCAAAGAATCTACTGTGTTCTTCATCTCTGTTGCATTTGCTGCCGCAGTATATGCTTCCATATACATCTGGTGTGCGTTGTTGCGACTAAATCTGACTTCTTCTCGCATTTGTTCCCGAAAATACTCTAGTGCTTTAGCTACTTTCGGTAACTTTGATGCGTTGAGCGCAGCGGTGTACGTGCCATACCCTGCTGATCTACCTGCTGCAGCCACTGTCATGCCACTGCTAATCATTAGCACCAGCCGTTCTTGCTGCACGGTCAACTCGCCAAGCTGTAGGCCCATGTAAGGAACATGAGATTCAAACTCAGCATGAGGCATTTCTGCCAAATCAGCGGATAAGGGGTTCTCCACTTCGCTCATCAGCGCATCTTATACACAAGAACCTATTATGCACAAGGGTCTAGGAAAAATTTTGCAGAAAAAAATTTGAAAATTTATTCTGAATCGCTGAGACA